ATAAAAGTATATTACTAAAAAAATAAAAAGCCTTAAAATTGATTGTAGAAGGTCGATTTTTGGGCTTTTTATTTATATTTTTTATAATTTATTAAATATTTTAATTATAAATTTATCGGAGGAAATTAATGGAAATAACGTTACGAAATGGAGAAAAAATAAATTTAGATATTTCTCCAATTCTTTTTGAATATTTGGAAGAATATGATGGAGGACTTCAACAATTATTAGAAGATTCCAAGGGTACAGAACATAGATTTTTAGCTTTTAACTTTATTGTATATTGTTTCGTAATTAGTAGTATTGATGAAGACCTTAATTATAGACAAGTTTTAAGACTTGTTAATATTAATGATTATTATGATATAGCTAATTTCGTAATTAAAAGCATTAATGAAATCAATTTTAAGGACGAAAATGATAAACCTAAAATTAAAGAAAATGGAAGAAATATAACAAGACATAGAAAATAATTTTTTGCGATAATTTTATAAATTTTGAGAGGAGTAAGCTATGGCAGATGAAGTAAAAAGAGTTGGACTCGTATTTAAAGAGGATGGTTCAACAGATTTTGTTAATTCATTAAAAAAAGTAAATGCACAATTAAAAGAAAACTATCAAAATTTCCAACTTACTCAAGCTCAATGGGATAAGTCAACTTCTTCAACTCAAAAATTGCAAGATAAATTAGTGTATTTAAATGAAGCCTATGATATTCAATCATCAAAAGTTAGCACTTTAAAGCAAGAATTAAACGAATTAGAAAATGCAGAAAATAGAGATGAAACGGCAATTCAGAAGAAAAAAGCAGCTTTAGCAGCAGCAGAAACATCTCTTCAAAAGTACAAGAATCAGATAACTCAAACAACAATAGAGTTACAATCAGGAGCAAAAGCAATACAAGAGTTTGGAGATAAAATCCAAAATACAGGTAAAGAAGTAAAAGAAATAGGAAGTAAATTTAGTAATTTCTCAAAAGCTTCTGTTGTAGCATTGGGAGCAAGTGTAAAAAGTGCAATAGATTTTGAAGACGCTTTTACTGGAGTAACAAAAACAGTTGATGCTTCAGATGATGAACTAGCTGAAATGAATTCTCAAATTAGGCAAATGGCTAAAGAAATTCCATCATCAACAACCGAAATTTCTGGAGTTGCTGAGGCTGCTGGACAATTAGGTATTAAAACGAAAGATATTATGAATTTTACAAGAGTAATGATTGACCTTGGTAATTCCACAAATTTAAGTGCAGATGAGGCTGCATCAGCTTTAGCTAAATTTGCTAATATTACAAATATGAGTGCGGACCAATATCAAAATTTAGGTTCAACAATTGTTGATTTAGGTAATAATTTTGCAACAACTGAAGCTGATATAGTAAGCATGTCTACAAGATTAGCATCTACTGGAGATTTAGCAGGTTTATCTGAACCAGAAATATTGGCATTGGCAACAGCAATGTCAAGTGTTGGAATTGAAGCAGAAGCAGGTGGAACTGCAATGAGCAAATTATTGAAACAATTACAAGTTGCAGTGGAAACAGGAGCTGGATTAGAGGATTTTGCTAAAATTGCTGGAATGACTGGAAAACAATTTCAAAAAGCATTTAAAGAAGATGCGGCGAAAGCACTAAGTGCATTTATTACTGGACTTAAAGATACAAAGAGAAATGGCAAAAGTGCAATTTCTGTATTAGATGATATGGGAATTAAAGATGTAAGATTATCTAATACTATATTAGCTTTATCGAATTCTTCAGATCTAATGAATGATGCCATAGATACAGCTAATAAAGCTTGGAAAGAGAATACTGCATTAAGTAATGAAGCAAATAAAAGATATGGTACATTAAAAAGTCAAATTGAAGTAACGACAAATAGAGTTAAAGACATGGGTATTTCTATAGGAAATAAATTAATGCCTTCAATTCAAAATCTTCTTGGTGATGCAGAAAAATTGACAAATAAATTTGATGAATTAGATGATAGCCAAGTTGAATTAATTATTAGATTTGGAATCTTTACTGCTGCAACAGCTCCAGTAATTAAGACTGTTGGAAATTTAACTGAAGGAGTTGGAAAGTTAGTTAAATCTTATGGAGATTTTAGACTTAAAATTGCAGAAATATCAGTTGCGGCCGAAGAATCTGGTAGTGCAATGACTGGCTTAATTAATATAATAGGTGGACTAACTTCTCCAATGGGTTTGGCAGTAGCTGCAGTTGTTGGTGGTATTACAGCCATAACAATTGCCTCAGAAAAAGCTCAGCAAGAAGTAAGCCAAGATTTTACAACGATAGGTAATAGTGCAAATGATTTTATAACAGGAATAAAAACAGCAAATTCGCATTTAAGCGAATTTAATTCAACTCTTTTTGCATCAAATGAAGAGCAACAATCCTTACAAACTAATATGCAAGAAGTACAAAATGGAATTACAACAATTTGCAAAACTGCATCAGATGAAAGAAGAGGCTATACACAGGAAGAAATTACACAACTTGATGAATATTTTACAAAGTTAAGGGATTTAAAAGATAGAGAATTGCAAATTCAATCAGAAATTGCAACAGCAATTACACAACAAGCAACAACAAACGCAGAAAGTTTTCAAGGTTCTCTTGATGAATATAAACAACAATCTCAAGAGTGGATTAATACAGCAATACAACAAAAAGATACAACATTGAAAACTATTGAAGAACAAACAACTCAAGAAATTGTATTGCTTAATCAAAGATATAATACAACAGAAGCAAGGTCTTCAGAAGCATATCAAAAAGAATACAATGACATAATGACAAGAAAAGAAGAAAAAATAAATCAAGCAAATGATGAGGTAGCTAAAGTAACAGAAGCATATTCAACTGGATATACTCAAAGAGTTTCTCAAGAAGATGGCTTTACACAGAAATTACAAGAATATCAAGAAAAAAGAAAGAAAAATGATGATTATTATGCAAATAAAAAGCAGAAAATTTTAAATGGAGAAGAATGGTGGGTTACAGATACATATTCTACATTAAATAAAAATGAAGAAGCAAGAGTAAGAAACAATAAGAAATCCGCAGAAGATTTATATAAAAATATGTCAGATAGTGAAGCGGAACAACTTGGTATATGGCTTGGAAATTTAGCTAATACAGAGCTTTATGGTGGAAAGATTTCAGATAAAGATAAAGAAATGGTAGATACAATATTGTCTACTTATGATAGTATGCCAAAAGGCACTAGAAAAGCAATGAAAAATGCTATGAGTCCTATGCTTACAGAAATGGAAAAATCAGAACCTAGCTTATTTAAAAAGGCAACAAATATTGCAGATGGAATTTTAAGTAGGTTAAGAAAGTCATTTGATATTCATTCTCCATCACGTAAAACGAGAAAAATAATGCAATTTGCTATGCAACCAATGGAAGAAGAAATGGATAAAGGCTCTAAAAAACTATTTGAACAAGCAGATTCGTTAGCAGAAGGTGTAACAGATAGATTATCTAACATTAATGGAGATATAGATACAAATAACGTTTCAAAACAAGGTGGATATTCTTATGTATTACAAGCAAATTATAATGCAAATAAACAACAAGAAATTGATTATGCAAAATTATCTCAATTAATGACAAATAGTTTTCTAAAAGCACTAAATTCTTGTAAGATGAAAGTAGACAAAGATGGATTTGCAAAACTAGTTGATGATAGATTAATGGAGGTTATGTAATGTTTGTTTTTAAAGGCATATCAAGTGAAGAAATGGAGGTTGTTGCAGAAGAAGAGCAATTATTTTTAGCAAAATCCAGCCAAAAATATGAACAAATTGATATAAATGGAATGAATGGTGCAATATTTAATTTAAATGGATATGCAGTAATTGAAAGACCTATCAAATTACAGATTTTAAATAAAAATAAACTTGACAAAATCTTTGAATGGCTTAATGGAGTGGGAGAATTTGAATATCAAAGCAGAATAACTAATGCCCAATTTCTTCAAACTATAGAGCCAGAAAGAAACTCATTAATACTAATAGCAGATATGAATTTTATTAGAGATCCTTTTTGGAATAAAAAAAGAGATGAGTATATTGAAGTAAAAAATACAATTTTTAATGAAGGAACAATATATAGTGAGCCAATTTTTAAACTTGTAAGAGGTTCTGCAAATCAAATTATCATTAAAATAAATGGCGTAATAATACAATATGACTTTCCAGAAAATGAGGATTATGTTGAAATTAATTGTGAAACAGGGCAAGTAACTTATAACAATCTTAATAGAAGTAGACATATTACTATGGATTTTCAATTCCCAATAATTAATTGTGGAGAAAATAAAATAGAAATTGAACAATATATGATTACAAAAAGTGGAAAAACAGCAGTAAATAATGCAAAAGTATTTGTAAGAAGAAAGGATAGGTGGCTATGATAATTAAAATATTCAACGAAAATGATACAGATTTCAGCACAAATGGTAATATAGTTATTCAACCATATAAATGTATTGAAGTAAAAAAGAAATCACTTAATGGATGGTATCTTGAAGTTGAATTACCTATTAAATATAAAAAATATATTGTACAAAGAAATTTAGTTGTTGTAAAAACAAAATCTAAATTGAATCCTCAAGCTTTTAGAATTGAAAGCCCAGACTATAATGATAATCTTATTACATTTACTGCTAGACATGTAATGTTTGATGCAGAAAATTATATGCTTGCTGATGCAAGGCCAACTAAGTTAAATGGAATTAATGCTTTAAATTATATAAATTCAAGGACTGATAATATCAGTCCTTTTTCTATGTATTCAGATGTACCTAATGTTAAAACAGCATATTTTATAAGAAAAAGTTTACTTGAAGCATGGGCAACTATTGAGGAACGATGGGGTGGTTCATTTGATGCAGATAATTGGAATATTTCATTAAGAAACGATATTTCAGAAGACCACGGAGATACATTATATTATGGCAAAGACTTAGAGGGAATTGAAGTAAAAGAGGATTGGTCAAATGTTTGTACAAAAATTCTTCCTACAGGTTCAGATGGATTAACACTACCAGAATTATATGTAACTGCAGATGTTCAATATAAGACACCATATACACGTACACTTGAATTTCCTACAGAATTAGAAGATGATGAAAAAACAGATGAAGCATTAGTAAAAGAACTAAGACAAAATGCAATTAATTATTTAAATGAAAATCAATATCCAAGAGTTTCATATACTGTAAATTCAAACATTAAACAAAATATAGAGATTGGAACAATAGTCCACGTTAAGCATCCTCTAGTTAATATTAAGACTGAAGTCCTTGAATATACACATGATATTAACAATGATAGGGTTACTTCTTTGACGTTTGGTAATTATGCTCCAGATGTTAAAACAAAGTTTGAAACATACAAAGATAAAATAAACGAAATAAATCAAAATATTTCTAGTCAACAAGCAGTAATAGATAAACAAACTAAAATTATTAATACAAAGAATACTCTTGGAAAAGTAGTAATTGGAGAAAATGAAATATTTATATTAGATAGAATTCCAAAAGAACAGGCCAAGAATGTATGGAGATGGGGCTTAGGAGGATTAGGATTTAGCTCATCTGGAATGGAAGGTCCTTTTACTATTGCTATGACTCAAGATGGAGAAATTAATGCAGACTTTATTACAACAGGTTCTTTAAACGTATCGAGAATTAATGGACTAAATGGAGAAATTACATCAGTTGTACAAAGCAATAATAATACATTAAAAAGTGAAATAAATAATAATACACAATTACAAATAACTCAGGCTCAAAACAATTTAAGGCTTGAATGGAGTGGAGATATTAATGATGCACAAAATGCAAGCAATCAATATACAGATGGACAAATTGCAGATATACATAAATATATCCATTTTGATGATGGAAAAATCTATTTGGGAACAGATGCCAGTCCATTTAAAGTAATAATAAGTAATGAAAAAATTGCATTTATGGAAGACAATTCGGAAGTTGCTTATATATCAAATAATAAATTCAACTTTGAACAAGGTTCATTGAATCTTAAAGAAGGACAATCAACATTTGATTTAGGAAACTGGCATTTTGTTCCTCAATCAAATGGAAACTTATCATTAAAATATTATAAAAAATAGGAGAAAAGTAAATGGCTGTATGGGGAAATTTTGAGAGTGGATATCCAAAAGTAGACTCATTAAATAGTCCTAAAACCAAATTTAGAGTTACAGTAAATGTTAAAGTAGGGGTTTATGGAACATCTTATCATAGTGATAATGAAACAGGAACAATAACTATTGATGGAGAGGTGAAATATGTAACATATTCACTTCCTAAAAATACTGAAAGAACTGTTAGTGCATCTAAAGATTTTGAAATAGGCTATGGACAATCAAAAACAGTTAATTGTTCGTTTTCATTGCCAACAACACCTGCAGGTGGAACGAAAACTGGAAATGCATCAGTAAGTTTTACTGCTGATAATCCCGTACATTGGCTTAATATTAATGTCTTAAATCCAGATGGTGGAGAAGATTATAATTCAGGATATTTTGATGAATATGTTTCAGCAAATGGACAAACATATTCAGATCAAAATAATGAAAAAGACACAACTCAAGTTAGAGGTTCTTATATTGAAATTAAAAATATTAGACCAATAGGGGATTATTATGTATTAGATCATGTAAATGTTGATGGTTCAAATAAAGGAAATATTACATACTACAAGTACACTATTGGAGATTCAGATGGAAATATTGATATATGTATGAGGTGGGCAGATGCAAGCGTTCCGACATTAAGTTCGAGCAAAATTAATTTTGGCTCTCCAGTAACGATTAATTTCAATCGTAAATCTTCTTCTTACACTCATACTGTAACTTATGCATTTGGAAGTAAAAGTGGAACAATTGCAACAAAGTCCTCTGCTACAAGTGTAAGTTGGACAACGTCCACAGCCCTTACAAGTGAAATACCAAATGCACAAACAGGTGTTGGTACAATAACTGTTTCTACATATTATGGAGATAGATTAATTGGAACTAGAACTGTTAATTTTACACTGGCAACAGAAAATAATAGTACATATCAACCTAGCTTTGATGTTGCAGCTACAATAGTTAATCCATTTAATTCAAGATGTTTAAATACATATTCGGGTATTAAAATTACTATATCAAATGTAAGCGCGAAACTCAACTCAAGTATTAAAACATATTCAATTAAATGTTTAAATAGTAGTTCTTCAAGTAATACTTTATCAATTAATAAAATCAATACATCTGTTAGCTCTGCAAGTATAGATGTTAGTTATACCGCAATTGTAACTGATTCAAGAGGATACTCAACAACTAAAAAAGGAACATTTAAACTTTATAGATATGCAAAACCACAAATTACAAGTATTAATATTAAAAGATGTGATTCCAATGGAAATGCTTATGATGATGGAACTTATGCTATTGCTACAATGGTCTATAATTTTTCAAATGATGTTGGAGGAAATTCTGCATCAGTACATAAAGTTACAATTAACAATACAGATACAACAATCTCAAGTAATGTAGGAACAATTGTAGGAGAAAATAAATTAGATATTACGAAATCATATACGGCCACATTTGTAGTAACAGATGCAGTAGGAAATTCAGTAAAAGCAGTTACAACATTGTCTTCTGCATTTAGGACAATGGACTGGAAAGATGGTGGCCACGGAATGTCATGTGGAAAAATCTCAGAATTAATAGATGTATTTGAAAATAATTTTGACATGAAATTCTATAAAGCTTTCTTCTGTACATTACCATTACCAACTGGCAATGATGGAAGAGAATATTGGGCAACGTTGCCAAACGGAATTTATTGGAATTCTCCAAATGGTGCAGTAAGTAATATGCCATCTGATTATGGATTTGTTGTAAAAATTGGGGTTGACTTTGGTAAATCAAATAGTGATTACAACGTTTTATATTTTACTCAATCTTCAGGAGCAATATATAGAAGAAGCGGAAATTATAATAGTGATAGTGGATGGAAAAAAATTGCGGAGTATATTACATAGTTAATATAAAATTTTAAAAGGAGGAAATTAAAATATGAGAAGAGTTATAAGCACAACTATTGATTTAAAGGCAAATAACTATGACGAATTGAAACTCAAACAATATGATTCTACAAGGTTAATTTTTAAATTACTTGATGATTCAAAGCCAGTAGATGTAACTGGTGTTGCAGCTAGTGCAGTATTTAAAAAACCTAATGATGTGATAGTTTTACAAAAAGCAACAGCAGATTATAACGATGGAAATGGACAAGTAATAATTGATTTAGCAGATGAGGCTTTACTTTCTTATGGACTAGGTTCAATTGAAGTTAGACTTGAAAAAAGCGGAGAATTATATAGTTCATTTAAGATTAACTGTAGAATTAGTAAAACTGCAACTTCAGAAATTAAGCCAGACAATACTGTAAATTATCTTAAAACAATGCAAGATGACATTGATGCTTTAAATACAAAAGGGAATTCATTACTTACAAATATTGAAAAACAATCAAATGATATGAAAAAACAAATGCAAGACACTATCGATGCAATAAATACTGCATTATCAAATCTTTCAAATCAAAATGGCCATATTTATGGTGCAGAAAGAAAAGTAATGGATTTGAATGGTAACATAAATACAAGTCCAAGTTGTACAAGAATTTATGATGCAGTTGGAATGGTAGCTAATGCAACAAAAGATGGCTCTACTGTTCAAAATGATTTTGACAATATAAAACCATGGGGCGGAAAAGACGGAATGGTCAGAGTTAATTATAATGATACAGACGGAATTGTAGCTAGATATGGAGATAGTAATTATTCTGACAATTATTCTGATGGAGAAGTATTAGTTTATACTCCTACACATTGGGTAAATCATTTATATCCAATTAAGAAAAGCGATGGTTATTATGAGCAATGGTGCGTTGCAGATTTCGAGATTACTGGATTCGTAAAAATTGATGAATATCTAGGCGGAGCATACGAAATGTCTGAAGATGATAATGGAGTACATTCAAGAACAAATACAATACCATTAACAAATACAAAAATGACTGATTTACTTGCAAAAGCAAAAGCTAAAGGTACAAATTGGACTTTAATGGATTGGAGAAGACATGATTTACAAATTCTATATATTGTAGAATATGCAAATTTAAATAGTCAGGCAATGCTTGGAAATGGTGTTACTTTCGCTGGAACAGCTAAGATTTTAGTTAATGGAACTTCTACAAATGAAATTATTATAGATAGTCAAATTCCAACTGGAAGAGTAATCACTGTTGGTAGTGGTTGGTGGAACGGAAATATAGCTCAAAAAAGAAGAATATTATCTCAAACAGAATATTCTGCAAATGGTGTAACAGGATATAAAATAAAAATTGATGGAGAACCAATTACATTTACAACAAGTAATTTAGTTTGGTATTATTTAGCTGTTTCAGGTTATAATGATTCACTTGGAATGAAATCAGGTTGTTTATTAAATGATGAAAAACATGCAGTTAATTATAGAGGGTATGAAAATCTATTTAGTAATATTTTTGAGCTTGATCCCTCAAAAAATATAAAAAATGACCAAGCATATCAATGCTATGATTTTAATTCTTATCAACTTGATAAATTTGATGAAAATTATAAAAAACTTGGATATGTGTGTCCTAATGATGAAGGCTTTATTACCCAAATGGGATATGACCAAAATCATAAATTAGTATCATTGCCAATTAGACTTCAAGGCAATAATTATATTGGATATGCAGATTATTATTTTGGAAAAAATCAAGGAAATAGGGTTGCCCTCTTTGGTGACAACTTCGCTTCACGTACGCATGCGGGCCTGTTCGCTTGGAACTTCAACAACGCTTCTTCTGACTCGAACTGGGCTCGGTGCTCGACTTCTTAAAATACCAGAATAAGGGGGGACAGGGGGCGCTCAGCCCCCTGATATTACAGTATCATTATAATAAAGAAAATCTTTTTGTATAATAATGCAAGGGATTAGATATGCGTGAGCTCCGTTTTTGCCTTTTTAGGGTTGCCCTCTTTGGTGACAACTTCAATTCACGTACGAATGCGGGCCTGTTCAATTGGAACTTCAACAACGCTTCTTCTGACTCGAACTGGAACATCGGTGCTCGACTAATTAATATAAATTGGAAAAAGGATAGAAAATAAAAATTAGCATATCTCTTTCCTTGGCACTTGCCAAAAATTCTATCGTTCTGGATTAGTTTAGTAAGAAAATCTGAAAGACTAATAGATATTAAGAAAAAAGGTAAGATATGAAAAGAGTAAATAATATTTATCCAAAAATTATTGACAAAAATAATCTATTAAATGCAATTTATAAAGCATCTAATGGAAAGAAAAAAAGAAAAGATGTAAAACATATTTTAAATAATGTTTATGAATATGTTAATATTTTATATGACATTTTGAAAGATGAAAAATATGAACCAGCCAAATATAATAAAACGATTATTTTTGATGGATGTAGAAAAAAGGAAAGAACAATTTATAAGTTAAAATTTTTTCCAGACCAGTGTATTCATTGGGCTTTGATGCTCCAAATAGAAAAAATATTACAAAGAGGAATGTATTATTATTGCTGTGGAAGTATTAAAGGCAAAGGTCCATTTACTGCAAAAAAACTTATTGAAAAAATACTTGTTAAAGATAGAAAGTACACAAAATATTGCTTACAAATAGATATACACCATTTTTATCAAAATATTGATAAAAACATTCTAAAACAAAAATTCAGAAGAATAATAAAAGATAGGCAGACTTTAAGATTAATGGACAAAATTGTGGATAGTAATGAAGATTCAGGAATACCAATAGGAAATTATACAAGTCAACATTTTGCTAATTATTATTTACAAGATTTCGACCATTATGTTAAAGAAACATTACATATAAAATATTATGTACGCTATATGGATGATGCTTTATTTTTTAGCAATAACAAAAAACAGCTTCACAAAGCAAAAAATTTAATTGAAGAATATTTAAGAAAAGAAAAATTAGAGCTTAAAGATAATTGGCAAGTATTTAAAACAGATTCAAGACCTATTGATTTTTTAGGATATAGATTTTATAGAAATTACACAACATTAAGAGCAAGGAATGCTTTAAGAATTAGAAGAAGAATACATAAAATCATAAAAAAGAGATATTTAAGCAAAATAGATGCAGGTGCTGTAATTAGCTACTATGGTTGGATAAAGCATACAAATAGCCAGAGATTTTATAATAAATATATAAAAAAATATATTAAATTAAAAAAATGTAAGGAGGTAATTAGAAATGCAAGTAGAAAGCAATATAAGCCCAAAAGAATATGAAATTGAAAATATTTCAGGAAGTAGATGTGATATTATTCTAAATACAAATATTTCTGTAGAAACAAGAAAAGACGAAAATGATGAAGAAAAAAAGGTGTACTTATATGATACGTATAGAATCAGCCACTCTTATAATAATAATCTTAATGAGTTTATTAAAAATAATTACAATGAATTAATTGAATTTGCCAAAAATGAAGAAAAAGATGAGCTATCAAAAGAAGCAAGAGCTAAAAGAGAAAAATTATTATTGGATTCAGACTGGACTGATTTAGTTCACTCTCCATTAACAGATGAACAAAAAGAAAAATGGGAAGAGTATAGACAAGCCTTAAGAGATATAACAAAACAAGAAAACTTTCCATATAAAATAGAATGGCCACAAGAACCATAAAAAATTAAGCTGAAAGGCTTTTTTTTTTATGACCAAATTATTTTATGAAAGGAAGAACAAATGAAAGATAATCCTTATTTAATGAGTCTTATTACACAAATAGGTGTAATGTTTGCAAGTCTATGTACATTAATAGGAACACTAATTCAATCTTCAAGTGCAAGAAAATTGAAAAAACAAAGTGAAATTTTAGCAGAAGTTCATAAAGAAATTTTAGATTTAAAAAATTATACTGATAAACAAGATATAGAAATAAATAACAAAATTGATGATATTACTATTGCAAGTTGCAAAGCAAGCCTTGTATCAATTATGAGTAGAATCGAAAATGGATACAAGCCTACAGATGAAGAAAAAAGAATTCTTATCGAAACATATGATTATTACACTAATAAATTACATGGAAATTCGTATGTGCATGAAATGTATTTAAGATTACATGATAATAAATTAATTTAAGAAAGGGAGTGATTAAAATGATGTTAAAAAATGAAACTTATGATATCCTAAAAAAAGTTGCACTTTATATTTTGCCAGCTATAACAACTTTAGTTATTTCGTTTTGTAAGATATGGAATTTACCTTATGGAGCTGAAATTGGTGCAACAATAGGTGCGATTGATACTGCTCTTGGTGCAATGCTTCAAATTTCAAGTAATAAGTATAATAAAGAAAAAGAGGAGGAAAAGAAAAATGAAGTCTAAAAAAATAATATCAATAAGTATTATATTAGTAATAATTATTTTATATGTTATATGTATGGTAAAAATTAATGATAAGAAAAAAGAAACAACTATTGGCAATGAAGTAAAAGAATATAACAAATTAACAATAAATGAAGTTGTTGATAATAATACTGTTGCAGAAAATCCATCAACAACAGAATTGCCAAAAATCAATGAAAATGATGAGCAGACTGTGGAAGTACAGGAAACTGAATCAGAAAAATTTGAGGAACAAGGAGAAATTGCTTATAACGGTTCAGATAAAACTCCCAATATTTCAGTTGGAGAATATGCAGGATTAACATATTATTCGCAAATTGATTCCAGATGGAAAAATCACATTTATACAAGTACAGGGAATACAAGCCAAACAATAGGGACTTCTGGATGTGGCCCAACATCTGCAGCAATGGTTGTAAGTTCTATTTCAGGAATAATTACTCCTGAAACAATGGCCGATTTATATGTATATTATGGTTATCGTTCTGCAAACAATGGTACATATTGGAGTGCTTTCAAATGGACAGCAGATGTTTTTAATATTGAATATGCCCAATATTATAATTTAGATTCTGCAATATCTAAATTAAAAGAAAACAATTATGTTATTTGTGGTTGTGGACAAGGATTATTTACTTATGGTGGACATTTTATTGTATTAATAGGTATTGATGGAGATACCTTAAAAATATACGATCCATATTTATATGCAGGAAAATTTGATACTTCAACTAGAAAAGGAAAAGCAATAGTTAATGGAAATACAGTATATGTAACAGTAGATAACTTTAGAAAGTATGCAAATGCAGATGTATTTTTCTGCTTTAAAAATAATAGAACAATTATTAAAGAAAATCCAACAAAAGTTATTACAAATGTAGAAAATAAACAAAATAATGTTTTATCTACTAATTATCAAGTAAGAATAACTGCTAAAAGTGGTCTTAATATTAGAGCTGGTGCAAGTACATCTTACAAAAGAACTGGTGGATATATAAGAAATACAATAGTTACTATTAATGCTGAAAGCAATGGTTGGGGAAAAACAAATTCTGGTTGGATAAATTTACAATATACAGCAAAAATTCCAACATATACAACAAAAAAAGCTGTAAGTTCTTCTAAAAATACAAAATATACTACTGGAAGATATAAAGTAAATGCTACAATTCTTAATGTTAGAAGCGGACCATCAACAAAATATTCATCACGAAAATATTATCAATTATCATATAATGCAAGACAACAGAATAAATTAAAAGGAAACTATTATGCAAATGGTTACAAAAAGGGAGTTGTTTGTACAGTAACCAAAATAAATGGAAACTGGGGACTAACTCCAAGTGGATGGATTTGTTTAAGTTATTGTAGCAAAATATAGAATTTTAGAGGTAGAGTTTATTTCTCTACCTCTTTTTTTAATTCAGATAGAATATTTAAAGCTTGAACACCAGTAATATTATTAACATCAATTTTTTGAATTCTTGATAAAATTGAATAATATGTATTTATATTAATATTTTTGGGTATTTCATCAATAATTTGATATTTAAGCTGTAGATTATCAAATTTCTTTGTATATTTTTCCAAAGAAGATACAGGAAAACCGCATTTTATTATCTCTGGGCTTAAAGAAGTAATTTTTAATCCTATGGATGAATTAAGTTTTTTAGCATCATCGTTAAGTGCATAATAAAATATTCCAGAACGAAAAATATAAATATTTTCTGGATTTTCTTTCTTTTTTATATTATATTCATTTAAGATTTTGCTCATTATTTTTATCCTCTTTTCTGTAATATATAAGGTCTTTGGGTTCTACATCAAGAATATGACATATTTTATCTATTGTATCGAAAGAAATACTTTTGGTTTCATTTTTTAATAATTTAGAAATGTACTGATGTTCACTTCCCATTTGATTTATAAACCAGTATTTACTCTTATGTTTTTGTTTTAATAATTCAGCAACTCTTAATTTAACCATTACATATTAATCTCCCTTCATTACTTTCTATATTCTAATTCAAATAGTCAAGAAAATTAACTATACTCTGGTTGAGGTAGTTGTAGTATCATTATATTTATTTTAAGAATGTGATAAAATTAAAGTTTGAAAAAATTAAAAGGAAGGGTATATTATGGTTGAAAAAGTAGAAAATGAAAAGTATTTATTTATTTTATTAAAAAGCAACATGAATAAAAAATTGGATAAAATTATATTATTTCTTTTTAAAAAGGAAATTTTGAAAGTCTTAAAATTTGGAATTATATTAGGCTTTAATTTAAAATGATAAAAATTGATTAATTGCATTACTACTGCATTATTTTTAATAGAAGTACAATAAAAACTCTTATAAATAAAGCATTTGTAAGAGTTTTTTATTGACTACCCCAACCAAGAAAAAGTAAAAGCAGGTAATTTTACCTGTTTTTTTTAATTATTGTTTATAAGTATCTTCCATTTTTTCAAAATTTATTATATAATACCATTAGAGTTTAGCACTCTAATGGTGAAAAAATGAATAAAGATTATCTAATAAAAATAGATGAACCTAG